TATCTTTGAAGCGGCGGTCTCTTCTAAGATTAAACAAATTGAAGACAAACTCACTGAAGAGCATGAAAAATCACTTGCAGAAACAAAAGAAGATATGATTGAAAAGGTTGACTCATATCTAAACTATGTTACTGAAGAGTGGAAAAAAGAAAATGAACTTGCTATTGAAAGAGGTCTAAAGGGAGAAATCGCTGAAGACTTTATCACTGGTCTTAAATCTTTATTTGAAGACCACTATATTGATGTTCCAAATGAGAAATACGATATTCTAGAGGCACAAACTCAAGAAATTGAAGAACTCAAGAATAAAGTAAACGACTTAATTGAATCCAAAAAGGGTTCAGTAAATAGAATTGGAGAACTTGTTAAAGAATCTCTAGTTGCGAAAGCATCTGATGACTTATCTGAGACTCAAAAAGAAAAATTTAAGGGTCTTGTTGAAGAAGTTGAATTCGTAAGTGAAGAAAGTTATTCTGAAAAATTAAAAACTTTGAAAGAGTCTTACTTCCCTAACGAAGAGAAAAAAGAAGAAGTTCTAAATGAAGAACCAACAACTAATAATATTGATTCTTCTGATGTTATGGCGGCGTACACTGCCGCAATTCAAAAAACGCATAAAAGGGCACTGAATAATTAATATTACTAAATATTAACAAATGTAAAAAGGAGAAACAGATGTTTCAAACGCAACAATTACAAGAGAAGTGGCAACCTGTCCTTGACCATCCGGATTTACCAAAAATCCAAGATGCGTACAAGAGGGCAGTGACTACTGTTATATTAGAAAATCAACAAAAGGCATTAAGAGAAGATGCATCATTTTTGTCTGAGGCGGCACCAGTCAACGCAACTGCGGCAGGCGCCAATCCAATGGCAAATTGGGATCCAATCTTAATCTCGTTAGTAAGACGAGCAATGCCAAACTTAATCGCATACGATATCTGCGGTGTACAACCAATGACAGGTCCAACAGGTCTTATCTTCGCAATGAGAAGTAGATTTCAAGACCAGTCAGGTGCTGAGGCATTAGTTGACGAAGCAGATTCTGGGTTCTCAAACGATGACGCCGCTGGTGATTTAACATCATCCGCCGCATCTGGTACAAATCCAGCAGTATTAAATGATACGCCTGAAGGCACTTACACATTCAGTGGTGGTATGACTACTGCACAAGGTGAGGCATTGGGTGACACTACAACTAATGCGTTTGCTCAAATGGCGTTCAGTATTGAGAAATCAACTGTAACTGCTAAAACAAGAGCATTAAAGGCAGAATACACTATGGAACTTGCTCAAGACTTAAAAGCAATTCATGGTTTAGATGCAGAGTCAGAATTATCAAACATTCTGTCTGCTGAAATTCTTGCAGAAATAAACAGAGAAGTAGTAAGAAGAATTTACAGAACTGCCGTAGAAGGCGCCGCCGTAAATACAACTACTGCTGGAACTTTTGATTTAGATACAGACTCAAATGGTAGATGGTCAGTTGAAAAATTCAAAGGTTTAATGTTTCAAATAGAGAGAGATGCTAATGCTATCGGTCAAAAGACAAGAAGAGGTAAAGGAAACTTATTAATCGTTTCTGCCGATGTTGCCTCTGCTTTACAAATGGCAGGTATCTTAGATTACACTCCTGCATTAAACAATAACTTAAATGTAGATGACACTCAAACTACTTTCGCTGGTGTGTTGAATGGTAGATTTAAAGTGTATGTTGACCCATATGCCGCCAATGTCGCCGCAAGTCAATACTATGTTTGTGGTTATAAAGGTACTTCACCTTACGATGCTGGTACTTTCTATTGCCCATATGTTCCACTACAAATGGTGAGAGCAGTTGGCGAGAATACATTCCAACCAAAAATCGGTTTCAAAACTAGATATGGTATGATTGATAACCCATTCGCCGTAGATGCTGGTGCTTTAGCAGATAACAACGATGCTGGTTCTTCAAATACTGCATTTACTAAAGAAACTAACCAATACTACAGAAGAGTAAAAGTTGCTAACTTAATGTAATTTTTACAAAACGATAATACTTAAAGGGGACTTCGGTCCCCTTTTTTTTTGGTATAAATAATAGTATGACAGAACTAGATGCACTTTCAAGACAACCTGATACGATAGATTATTCTGCACCATCGCAGTATCGTTTTTCTATTTTACAATTACCTAAAGTACAATTTTTTACAACGGCGTGTAACATACCAGGTATTAGTATGGGTGAGGCAATTTTTCAAACACCATTTAAAGACATACCAATATTACCTGAAAAAGTTTCATATGAAACACTTAACATAGAATTTCTAGTTGATGAAAATTTAGAAAACTATAGAGAATTACACGATTGGATAACTGCGATAGCATTTCCTGAAAGTAGAGAACAGTTTAAAAGTTTTAGAGAAAAAAACGCAGACAGAAGACCTGACTCTGCAACAGTATCACCTACTAAATCAGACTCACCAAAACCTAGAACACCTGATAGTGCGATGTATTCTGATGCTACATTAACAATTCTTTCAAATAAAAATAATCCTGTAGTAAATGTTTTATTTAATAATGTTTATCCTGCATCTTTATCTGGTCTTGATTATACAAACGATGGTTCAGATACAGAATATCTTAAAGCAACTGCAACTTTTCAATACCAATTATATAAATTTGAGTCATTAAGACTTGACAAATAGGTGTAATTATAATATAATACTTAATTATGGACTTACAACAAATTCAAGAACAATTCAGTAAAGACTCTAAAATTGACGAAACTAATATTAGTTTTGAAGAGACTAGGTCACCTGCACTACTAAACAAATATCTTAAATTACATAATAATTATAAGTTGATGCTAAGTAAAGCAGAGTCTGATATGAAAATATTAAAAAGAGAAAAATGGATGTTTTACACAGGTAAATCTGAAAGACCATTTGAACTTAAAATATTAAAAAATGATGTATCTACTTTTATAGATGCTGATGAAGAGATGATTAAGTTAAGTTCTAAAATAGATTATTTAAAACAAGTTGTAGGTTATCTAGAACATATTATTAAAAATTTACACAACAGAGGTTTTCAATTAAGAAATATTACAACTTGGATTAAATACACAGAAGGTGCAATATGAGATATTGGACCGAAGATGTGTCAAAAAATATGACAGAAAGTATAACATCTTATATTGGTAAATTAGAAAAAAGTATAATAAAAGAACAAGGTACAATGTCGCCAAGAGACTCAGAGGTATCATGGATAAAAAATCAAGCAGTATTAAAAAGTTTCTTTGAATATGTTTCTGTGATAAATGATACTATTTGGAAATACAAACTGACAGATATAGAACCTTTACAATACACAAGATATAATAAAGAGCAATATTATAATTGGCATATTGATGAACATTCAGAACCATATGCAAATGGATTAATCAGAAAATTAAGTTTTACAATATTTTTAAATGAAGAATATAAAGGCGGTGAGTTTCAATTAACAGAACTTGACCCTAGAGAAAAGAGAACATATATAACTATACCAAAGAAAAAAAACTCTATTGTTGTTTTTCATTCTAAAGATTGGCATAGAGTAAAACCTATTGTTGAGGGTATTAGATATAGTTTAGTCGGTTGGGTTCTAGGACCTAAATGGAAGTGAGGATATTATGCAACTTAAACACAATTATTATTTTTTTAAATCAGCATTAACAGACCAACAATGTAATGCAATCATTGAGGCAGGTCTTACAGATATGGCAATCACTGAAAAAACTAGAGGTGAACAGGCAACTGACGCCACTACTTTTGATTTTAGACAAAAGGGTGGTGAAAAATCAAATGCAGGTAATGTTGCCGCCAATCATTTAACAGTTCAAGGAAGAATTAAAAAAGGTCTTTCAGACGAAGATGTTTATGTAAGAGATACAAAAGTTGGTTGGTTAGGTGATAGATGGATTTATGATTTAGTACACCCATTTATTCATGAGGCAAATAAAAGAGCAGGTTGGAACTTTCAATGGGACTTCTCAGAAACTTGTCAATTTACAGTTTATAAACCAGGACAATTTTATTCTTGGCATCCTGACTCAAATGCAAATCCTTATATACCATTTGACCCTACTGATGAGAGACAAAGAAGAAAAGATAAAGATGGAACTTATGTAATTCTTAAAGATGATGATGGTAAAGAATTAGAGTTTGATGAAAAATATAGAGAGGGTCAATTTAAGGGTGTTAAAAGATTTGTACCTAATCCAGGTTTTGTAGATAATCATGGTCAAATGGGTAAAATAAGAAAGTTATCTGTAACGATAAATCTTACAAATCCAAAACACTATAAAGGTGGTAACTTAAAATTTGATTTAGGACCACATACTGATAAAAGATTTCACACTTGCACTGAAATAAGACCTAGAGGTTCTATTATAGTATTTCCATCTCACTTATTTCATCAAGTTACACCTGTTACTGAGGGTACTAGATATTCATTAGTAATATGGAGTTTAGGGAGACCATTTGTATGAACACAGTAGATTTTTTTGAAAAAAATAGGTATGTTTTAATTAAAGAAATGATACCCAAAGACATTGCAAAAGTGGCAAGTCAATATGCACATTTTGATAGGGTTCAGAATTTTAAACCAGAAGATGAAACGGCACAAATACCTGGTTCTCATAGTGTATATGGTGACCCTTTAATGGAAACATTATTAAAATTTTCAAGACCACATATGGAAAAATGGACTGGTCTTGAGTTATGGCCAACTTATTCTTACTATAGATTGTATAAACCTGGTGATGAATTAAAGAGACATAAAGATAGACCATCATGTGAGATATCAATTACTTGTTGTCTTGGTTATGATTACAAAGGTAAAGACGATTATAATTGGGGTATGTTTGTTGGACCTGCTGATGGTAAAAGAGGTCAAAAAGGCAAACATATGAAAATGCAACCTGGCGATGGTGTTATATACAGAGGTTGTGAGATTGAACATTGGAGAGAACCTTTTGAGGTTTCTGAAGATGCTTGGCAAGTTCAAGTTTTTTTACATTATGTTAATAAAAATGGTCCTTATGGTGATATGTGTAAGTATGATTTTAGACCTGCTTTAGGTTTAATTGGTGATGTAAAAGATGAAGAAAAAATGACAGAGGCAAATAAAGCAGATAGAAATATGCCGTATAGAACTAAGGACACAGATTTTCCAAAATTAGGTAAAGATGATGTCCCATATGAAAATACATAAAAAAAATGAAGTATACTTACAAATTGAAACCGAACCACATATTGCAAGGGAACTTTCAGAACACTTTACCTTTGAAGTCCCTGGTGCAAAATTCATGCCTGCATATAGAAATAAAATATGGGATGGAAAAATACGATTATATTCAATTACTACAGGAAAAATCTATGTGGGATTATTACCATACATCAGAGAGTTCTGCAAAAGAAATCAAATTAGATATGAATTAATATATAATAACAAGAATGAGGATATTAGTGAAGAATTTATTAAGCAGTTTATACACGACCTTAACTTACCACACGAAACTCGTGATTATCAGATTTCTGGTATTCTTTCTTGTGCCAGAAAATGTCGTAGTCTTCTTGTTTCTCCTACTGCATCTGGCAAATCGTTAATCATTTATGCACTTACAAGATACTATCACAAACAAAATCATAAAACTTTAATTCTTGTACCAACAACAAGTCTAGTTGAACAAATGTATTCTGACTTTATTAATTATGGTTGGTCTGATGAATATATTCAAAAGATATATCAAGGTCATGACAAACAAATTACTAAAGATGTTACGATATCAACTTGGCAATCAATATATAAAATGCCAAGAAAGTATTTTGAACAGTTTGGTTGTGTTATTGGTGATGAGGCACATTTATTTAAATCAAAATCTCTTACATCAATATTAACCAAAATGATTAATTGTAAATATCGTTTTGGTCTTACTGGTACATTAGACGATACACAAACACATAAATTAGTATTAGAGGGTTTATTTGGCACAGTAAATAAAGTAGTATCAACAAAAGAATTAATTGATAAAAAGACTTTATCACAACTTAAAATAGATAGTCTAGTATTATCCTATAATGAGGCAGAATGTAAGTTTAATCGTGATTTAAAGTATGCTGACGAACTAGATTTTATTGTGACACATAATAGACGACTTTTGTTTACAAAGAACTTAGTTTCTAATATTAATGGCAATACTTTGTTATTATTTCAATTTGTAGAAAAACATGGTTTGCCTTTATTTAATTTAATACAACAAGAATTACATGATAGAAGAGTATTTTTTGTATATGGTGGTGTTGATGCAAGTGAAAGAGAAAAAATTCGTGAGATAACTGAAAAACAAAAAAATGCAGTAATTGTTGCATCGTATGGAACATTTTCAACTGGTATTAATATTAGAAATCTACATAATATTATATTCAGTTCGCCATCTAAAAGTAAGATAAGAGTTCTACAATCTATAGGGCGTGGTCTAAGATTGGGTGATAATAAAAAACAATGTAAACTTTATGATATTGCAGACGATTTAACTTATAAAAACAAACAAAACTTTACTCTTCGCCATTTTATGGAGAGAATAAATATCTACAACGAGGAAGAGTTTGATTATAAAATACATAGGATAAAATTATGATAACAGAAAAGGATTATTTAAATTTAAAAGAAATGTGGGACTATCAAAGAATGTTAGAATATAACAAAGAACTATTGAGAACTCGCATTAAATCTTTATTAAACGAAGTAATGTTTACTGATGCAACTGAAGAGGATATGTTTGATACATTTTGGAGTAAAATGAAAGAGAGTGAAAATAAATTAGAAAGACCACCAAGAACATGGATACCTAAGAACGAAAAACTAAGGAAATGGAATGAGTAACATCACAGACATAACTGTTAGTAGAGTAACACCATATAGAATATTTAAGTTAGCAAATGGTGATGAAATAATATGTGAGTTGAAACAAACTGAGGGTAATCGTTATAGTGTTAAACATCCATTTAAACTTGTTGTGGTAATGTCTGAAGATAAAACAGGTAAGTTAGAAGAAAATCTTGCATTAAGAAAGTGGACAACTTTCACTGAAGACACATTATTTAATATTGATAGACAACAGGTTGTCGTACAACACGGTGCCAGTTTAGGTTTAGAAAAATATTACAAATATGTTTTAAGAAAATATAAAGAGGCAGATAAAACAAATTTAGTACCACAAAATCTAGAAAGAGAAGTAGAAGAATTAAAAGTAGATGGTAGAACTGAAGACTCTTTATCTCAAGAAGATATGATGGACGAGTCAGCAAATGTATATTTTAAATCAGATAAAAAACATTAATAGTATTCTGTCTGTTACAAGAAAGAGTATAACAACCGATTTTTGATTTGTCAACCCCTAAATTAATATTTAAATTGCATTGACATCTTTTGAAAGTATGATATATTAATATAAAGGAATTTATGAATGGCAAAACAATCAAAGCATTATGTAAATAATAAAGAATTTCTACAAGCAATATCAGAGTGGAAAGAAAAAGTAAAAGAGGCAGAACACTCAGACGAAGAACAACCACCAGTAACAGATTATATTGGTCAGTGTTTTCTAAAGATTGCACAACATTTATCTTATAGACCTAACTTTATTAATTATACATTTAGAGAAGAAATGATTAGTGATGGTATAGAAAATTGTTTACAATATGTAAATAACTTTAATCCAGAAAAATCAAAGAACCCATTTTCATATTTTACACAAATAATATATTATGCATTTATTCGTAGAATTCAAAAAGAAAAAAAACAATCGCATATAAAACATAAAATGATTGAAAAGGCAATGGTACCAACATTTGATACTAACCCTTTAGATGATACAAATTATGGTAACACATATATGGACTACTTAACAAAAAATATGTTACCTGCTGATGGTGATGTTTACAAAACTAAAAGCAAAAAAACAGAAACTAAGAAAAACTTAGAAAATTTTTATGACGAAAAGGAGAAATAAATGTTCAGTTTTATAACAAATTTATTTAAACCCAAACCTAAACCAATAAAAAAAACTAGTCTAATGATATTGACTAAAAAAGAGTTAGAAAACTTAGGTCGTAAACATGGCATAGAGTTAGATAGAAGATTTACTAAGAGTGACCTTGTTGAAGAACTCTATGAACATCTAAAGAAGAAACAATAATGTACGAGTATAGATGTGAAATAGTAAGAGTCGTTGATGGTGATACTGTTGATGTTAATATAG